GTTGGATCCCATTTTAAAAGTTCTTATATTTATATAAAATACTAGTTTTACTTAATAAATTTTATGAGCTCAAACTTCACATTACCTACCGAACAGGTAGAATTACCATCAAAAGGTTTATTATATCCTAAGGATTCACCTTTAGCAGAAGGAAAAATAGAAATGAAATATATGACTGCCAAAGAAGAGGATATACTTACCAATCAGAACTATATTACAAAAGGTGTAGTTGTTGATAAATTATTAGAATCATTAATAGTTACTAAAGTAAATTATGCCGATTTACTTATAGGTGATAAAGATGCATTACTTATAGCATCTAGAATATTAGGTTACGGAAAAGATTACGAATTTAATTATGCTGGAGAAAAAATTAAAGTAGATTTAACTACATTAAAAAATAATGAGTTAGATGCCAGTTTGATTAAAGACGGAAAGAACGAATTTACCTTTAAGCTCCCTCATACTGATAATACTATAACGTTTAAGTTACTTTCTCAAAAGGACGAAAGGCAGATACAAAGAGAGATAGATGGTTTAAAGAAAATATCACCTACTCTAACTCAAGACTTATCAGTTAGGATGAAACACATGTTACTATCAATTAATGGTAATTCAGAAAGACCAGTAGTAAGAGATTTCGTAGATAATGGTTTTCTTGCTAAAGATGCAAGAGCATTCAGAGAATATTATGCATCAATTGTGCCTGGAATAAACACAACGATCTCTCATGAGTTCGCAGATGGGGTAGAGGAGGACCTCACTATTCCGATCAATGCTAACTTTCTTTGGCCTGACTTCGGAGTATAGAACAGCCATATTTTCACAAATTCACGAGATAGTTTTTAACGGTCAAGGCGGATACGACTACCAAACCGTATATAATATGCCTATATGGTTGCGAAAATTTACTTTTCAAAAATTAAAAGATCATTACGACGAGGTTAATAAAGCTAATAAATCTAAACCTAAACGTCAATCAACAACCCCTTCCTGGGTAAAAGATGCTAAAGATGCAGCTAAATCCGGAAAGAAACCTTCCTATACAGTTAAAAGATCATAACTCCATCTTTAACTATTTATAAGATATAATACTGTATAATGGCATCACAAGCAGAAAAAGATTTACAAGCCTTAAGAGAACAAGAAGCGATTAGAAACCGTATGGCTGGCAAAAAAATTGCTAGTACTATACCTGCAGATGATCTTCAAACACTTAAAGAAATATACGGTTCAGCTGAGGCTGGTATGAACGCAGTTAAAAAAGCAACTGAAGATGTAAATCGAGAAATAAAAGACCTAAAAACTGGTTTATCTGATTTTAGAGATTTAACTGAGTCGATTAGATCTGAATTCTCACGAATAGACACTGCAACCACTAAAGTAGGCCGTTCTTATAGAAAAATAAGCGGTTTTGCATCAGAACTTACTGACTTGACCTTAGATATGTCTAAAGCGTCTGTAAAAGATGTTAAAGCATTAAAGGAAAAAACTCTTTTAGAATTTAAAAGATTAAAACTTTTAAAGCAAAAAACACAAGAAGAAGTTGATAGTCTTGAACTTAAATACAAAGAAGAAGGAATAAGTGTTGCTGAAAAGAAAAGAAGAAAAGCACAATTAGATTCAGCAAAAGCCGCAAATTCAGCTGCAGAAGATGAAGTAGAATTAAAAAAGAAAGCTGAGGAAGTTTATGATAACATTTTAAATAGTGTAAAAGAAATTGAGTCAATAGCTGGAATAGGAGCTGGTTTACTTGGAGGTTTAGGATCTGCATTAGATAATATTGGATTAGGTAGTATCGCAAAACACTTTAACAAAGGAGCAGAAGCTGCTAAAGAATTTGCAGCAGAGGCAAAAGAAGACATTGATGAAATTTATGGCGATACTAAAGGTGTAGATAGGTTTGTAGCAAAACAGATAGCTAGTATAGCAGCATTAGGTAAAGGAGTATTTGCAACCATAAAATCAACTTTTTCAGATATTTTTAGTGCACAAGGTATTATAATAGGTGGACTTACTCTTTTATTTAAACAGTTTACCCACATAGATCATGTAGCATCTAACATAGGTAAAACTATGGGGTTAACCAGACAAGCATCATTAGATATGGCAGCAGATCTCAAATCAGCAGCTACAGCAAGTGGTGATGTTTTCCTCAACATGGATAGAATGGTTGATGCTCAACTTAGATTGAGTTCATCTATGGGTACAACTGTCAGGCTCACCGAGGAACAGCTAGCTAATAATGCTAGATTAGTTGAACTTGCAGGATTTTCTGAAGAACAAGCACAAGGAATGTTTAGATCATCACTACTAACTGGTAAGTCTCAAGAAGATCTCTATGATACTGTGGTAGCCACCAATGATACTATTTTTTCTTCGAATTCGTTATTAAAAGAAGCATCACAAATTACAGGTCAACTAGCTATGTTGAACGGTAATAATGTAGCTCAACTTAGTAGAAGCGTAGCAGCAGCTAAAAGAATGGGTATAAATATGGAGACTGCTAGAGACATGGCAATGGGCACTCTAGACTTTGAAAGTAGTATAAGAGCTGAAATGGAATTAGCTGCTATAACCGGTAAACGTATTAATTTAAATAAAGCAAGGGAATTAGCATTCCAAGGTAAATTTAATGCAGCTGCAGCAGAAATATTAAAACAAGAAGCAGTAAGAGAAGCATTTCAAAATGGTAATGTAATAGCTCAAAGAAAAGCTGCTGAAGCAGCAGGTTTATCAGTAGATCAATTAGCTGAAGCATTCAATAAGCAAAGAGAAGCAGGTATATTGAGAAGGAGGCAAATTGATGAGATGAAAAAAATGGCAAAAGAACGTGGAATTGATAATATTAATGAATTAACTCACGAACAAAGAATGTCATTAAGAAGAGAAGCTAACTTGAGAGACTTAAGATTAAATCAAACTTTTGGAGAAAAAATAAATATGGTAACTGCAAAGTTAGGAGATTTATTAGGTAAAGTAGTTGGACCAGCTGTAGATTATTTTGGAGATGGATTAGATAGAGCTGTAGTATTTTTTGGTTCCTTGTTTGGTCATTCAGTTGATACTAAAGGCGCTACTGATGAAATGACTACTAAACTAGAAGAAGCTAAAACTTTTGGAGAATCTTTATCTAGCAAATTTCAATCAGCTAAAGATTTCGTTATTGAAATGAAAGATAAGCTCACAAATTTGTTTGGAGAAGAAACAACCGGTACTCTTGGTACTTTAGGTAAAATTGTAGCAGGTGGAGCAGGAGGTTTTGCTTTATTTAAAGGAGCTCAAAATTTATTTAAAGGTAAAGGATTATTCGGTCAAAAATTAGGAGCTTCTCCTAACAACCCTCTTTTTGTTACTATGGCTAAAGACGGTGCAATAGGTAACATAATGGACATGTTTGGAAACAAAAAAGGAAAAAGAGGTAAAGGTAACATGCTTCAAAGAATGATGGGTTCATTTAAAATGCCTAAAATGACAGGTCTTGGTAACATAGCAAAAGGAGCTGGTAAACTATTAGGAGGAGCAGGAAGAATAGCAGGTAAAGCATTTTTACCTTTAGCAGCTGCAATGTCTGTATTTGACGGAGTAAAAGGATTTACAGCTGATCCAGATGCAGCTTTAGGAGATAAGTTAAAAAATGCCGGTAGTAGTATACTTAATGGACTAACATTCGGACTATTAGGTAAATCACCAGATGAAATAAGCTCAGAAGCTCAATCTCAAGGAGTAGCTGCTGCTCAAGAAATACCAGCTGCACAAGTTCAAGCAGCTACAGGACAAGTTGCACCAGCAACATCTTTACCGCCTATGCCTGCAACAGACGATACTAATGAATTACTAAGACATTTAATACAAGTAGTATCTGCAGGTGGAGATGTAATAATGGATGGAAGAAAAGTAGGTTCAACTTTACAAATGGCATCATTTAAACTTTAATATTTATAATAAATTAATAATCATGGGAATACTTAAAAATCAATTAGGTTCAAATTTAGGACTAAAAGGAGAAACTCCTGAATTAAGATCAGGTGCTTTACCAACATCAGAGCTTCATGCTCAAGGTAAACCAGCTGAACTAAAAGCAGATCATTCTATCTTTGATTTAGATGGAAAAACTCCAGATAAATATTTAGATAACAAACCTGAGTAATAAATGGGTCTTATCGATCTACAAACTGACTTAACTTCTCTGAAGTACGGAGATAATAAACCTATTGTTCGTTATGAAATGGGTAATAAAATCTCCCAGGCTAGTGCGAGAACAAGCGATGTTAAAAGAATAGCTGGTATACTTACTAGAGCTCCAGGTAAAAAGTTTGGGTTTAACCAAGCCTTACTTCAAAAAGCTAAAATAGGTTCAGCTATAGATAAAAAACTAGGTAATGGCGGAACTATAGCTGGTGCTGTACTAGCAGGTGTAGGTTCAGCTCTCAAAGCAGCAATCGGTGGTGGTTTATTTTTAACTGCAAATGCAGGTAAGGCAGGTACAGGATACCATAGTATCAATCCTGCAGTAGCTAAAAGTTACTTAAAAATAGGAAAAGAATCACCTCAGCTTTCAGGTTTTTTAGGAGCTGTTCAAAAAGTAACTAAGGCAGTTAATGATGTTCAACAAGCTATAGGAGCTAAAAGTGCAAATTCACACATTGGAAAAGAAATTATGGGTGGAGCACAAACAGTGGATGCTTTTATAGAAAATGGACCTCTATATGAAGGTAGTGGTACTAAAGGAGAGGATATACAAGGAGAATCAGTATTTAATTATAACACTGTAAAAGTTGATGAATCAGGTAAAGTAAAAAAAACTAGAACAAACAAAAGTAAAAGAATTAGCAGGTTTACTATAAACACTGCAGCTGATGATGATAAGGAGCAAGATCAACAAAGGTATCTTCCTATAAAATCTGAAAACTTAAACTACGAAGGAAAAAATTTACCTTATTATTATAAAAAAGGTGAAGGAGATACAATACAAAAGTATAATGATATAGCAAAAGCATTAGGAGAAGATGAACAAGACATAATACCTTTTGTATTTAATTTTTATACACCAGGCGAAGGAGAAACTGATAGTTTCTTATATTTTAGAGCATTTTTAGATAGTATGTCTGATACTTACACTGCTAACTGGAGTGGTATAAAATATATAGGTAGAGCAGAAGAATTTTTTACTTACACTGGGTTTGGAAGAACTATGAGTTTTGCTTTTAAAGCAGCAGCATTTTCAAGACAAGATTTAAATGCTATATACCAAAAACTTAACCTTTTAGTAGGAGGAACAGCTCCAACATATGGACAAGAAGGGTTGTTTATGAGAGGTACTTTACTTAAATTAACTATAGGAGACTATATAAAAAATCAAAACGGATTTTTAAGTTCAGTTAGTTTATCATGGAACACAGATTATCCTTGGGAACTAGAAGGTAATTTAAAAGTACCACATTTATTAGATGTAAGTTGTGAGTTTACCCCTATACATTCATTTAATCCAGAGTTTAATGGTGAACTCGATGATGGTGGAACTAAGTTTTTTATTGGTAACGGTACAAAACCTCCGGCGAAAAAAGTTGAACCAGCTAATAACGATGCTGCAGGCCTATCAGGTTTTTAACTTTAAATAATTATGGCGGATAGATACTTAAAAAATATTAAATTAAAATCAGAAGAAGGAAAAAGGTACAGGATTAATTCTATATACCCTACTATACCGCCAACTGCTAACGATACATATATTATTACCACAGGAGGTGATAGATATGATACTTTAGCTTTACAGTTTTATAAAGATAGTAAGTTATGGTGGATTATTGCAGCAGCTAATAATTCCAAAAAAGATAGTCTAGCTGTTGAACCTGGAATACAATTACGAGTGCCGGCCAATCCATCTGCTGCTGTAAGTGAGTATGACAGGTTAAACAAAAATAGATAATGCCAATAGGACAACCAATACCGGGACCTTTAGTTAGGTCAATAGAGGCTAGAGAAAACTTAATTAAAAGTGAAGAAAAAACTTCTGATAAGTTAAAGTTTACTCATGGCCGTTCTTCTTTTGCTGTTGTAAGATCATTAGTACAAATTGATGGTAGTTTTGACACAGCAAAAAAAGCAGTACTAACTAGCGGTATAGGGTTACAAGGTAGATCTGGTATTGATAGAGAACCTGGTAAAAATTTATCTAATTCAGAAGCTGCATATTATCAGTCAGAGGTATATGGGTTTAGACCAATGCCCGGGCTCGTAAATATTAACTCTCAAGTTTTGGGTTCTTTTGGTGCATCTAGAAAAACTACATTAGAGTTTAAAGCTAATTCAGTAGAAGATTTAGATTTATTAAATTTAGTTTACATGCACTTAGGTGCAACTGTTTTAGTAGAGTTTGGACATACAGTTTATATTTCCGAAGGAGGTGAAATAAAAAATATGACCTTAGGAGATATAATTAGTAACGATGATTTTTATACTGCTAAACCTAAACTTAATACTATTAGAGATTTGATAGCTAAAAATACTGAGGCTAAAAATTACAACTATGAAGGATTAGTAGGATTTGTCTCTAACTTTAATTTTGATTTCAATGAAGATGGTACGTATAACTGTAGAATTGAACTTATGTCCCATAATACTACTACCGACGGATTAAAAGTACCTTCTGTAATTGATAATCTAAAAAAAGTAAAACCAGCAGATAAAGAAGGTGAAGCTGAAGCTGATGTACCTAATGGGTTTAATAATATTGTAGAATGCATTTGTACTAGTATTTCAAAATATAATAAAAAACAAGGTAAAGTAAATTGTAGAGAATTGTTTGATGATCCAAACGTAAAATTATCTAGTATAGGTGATTGGGCAAGTAATTACGATGCATACATTTCAACTACCCCTATACCAACATATGGACCTCCAGAAGAAAGCGGAGCACCACCACCACCTGCAGGTGAAACAAATTTTGTTGCTTTTTTACCTTTTAGATTTTGGTTAGCTTTATTTAATGTATATGCAATGCCTAAAGTTGCTAGCGGAAAAGAAAATCAATTAGTAAGGTGGAGCTTAAGAAGTAATTCATGGAGAGGATTCAAATTCATGTATTCTCATAATCCAGATATGGTACAGTTGTCAAGAAAAGCAACTGGAGAAACAAAAGATTTCAACGTAAAAACCGGAAAGTCTAAGTCTTTAAATATGCAATATTATAGAGGTGAAGATTTAGCTGAAATAAACTCAGCAAACAATAGACAAATTCTAGACATACAACTTTCAACTAAATTGTTAAAAAAAGTTAATTCAAGTTTTATCACTAACAACCCTAAAAAAAATGATGAAATTGGTTTAACTGACTTTGTTGATTTGTTATTACAGGAAATACAAAAGTATATGGGTGATATTAACTCATTTGAAATAGCAACATCACCTAGACCTGTAGATAATGTATATGAGGAATTAGAAATATATGATAAATCTGCTCCAGGTGATAAAGGAACGCTTTTAAATTTATCAGGTTTATCTACTACAGTTACTTCACTTGGACTAAAAAGTAATATTAGTGGGGAATTACAAATGGTTGCTATGATGTCAGGAGCAGGTACATCAGGTGAAGGAGGAAAATCACAAACTGGTTTAGAAAATCTTAATTCTCCAAAAGATCAACCTAAAGCAGAAGATAGTATAATAAAACAAACATACACAAAAGGTCTATCTCTTTCTGAAGGTAAAGAAGGAAAAGAGGAAACTGAATCAGGAGAAGAAATTAAAGCTATTATAACTGATTTGTATGAAAAATGGAACACAGGAGGGGGTAATCGATTTGAAAACGTATTAGATAGTTCAATAGACTATGTAAAATCCTTAGTAGGAGGAAAATCACTTGGTAAATTTATGCCAATACCGGTAGATGTAGATATAGAAATGTTAGGTGTAGGTGGATTTAGAAATTTGGAAACTTTTAGATTACCAGACCATTTAGTACCTACTAGATTTGGTAATACCAATTTTATGATTTTAGGTATAGAACACTTTTTGGATTCAGGAGAGTCAATGTGGAAAACTAGTATAACAGGAATATTAAAACCATTTAATCAATGATACAACCTTATTTACCAGAAACAAAAAAGAAAAAAGGAAAACTATTAGGTAAACTTTTAGATGTAGCAAGCGGTGCAGCTTTTTTTGGCTCTTTTTTTCAAGACCATTTAGGTAACTTTTTCAAAGGTAAAGGTATGTCAGATAACCCTGAACCTCTTTTATTTCAACCTGACAAAAAAGAAGAAGAAACTGATAATAAATTTTTTAACAGATACCTAAAACCTTCGGATAAAGATTACAAAAAAGGAAAATTGACTAGATTTTTCGTTAAAGATATACCATCGGGTAAAGTAGCTGAGTTAGATAAAAATGCATACGTTAAACAAAAAAAAGAAAATAAACCTTACAGAAAATTTCATAAACTTGATTGGTTAGTATCAGGTTTAGTTGAAAATACTAAAATAAAAGGTTATGATGCAGAAGGAATAAAGAGTAAAAATGAAAAAACTATTTTAGCTGCTGAAAGAGCATTACCTGGTATAGGAAATATACTTAATGATGGTGCTCAATTTACTCAAAATACTTTATCTAAAAATGTTCAAGGTAACTTAGTTAGTGAAGAAGATAGATTAGGAGCTAATTCAAAAGAAAATTTACAATCAAAAATAGGTCAATTTGTAATTAAAGGTACCGACATTCCTTATAATGGTCCATATCATATTCATCCTACATTAGGTCCAATGGTTGGAGCTAGACATACTAAAGCAATACACCCCCAATTAGATTATATTGGCACAGATGAAGAAACCCCTACTGAATTAGTTCAGCAGCAAACTTATCAAAAAACTCAATCAACAACGGTATCAGAACCTACTACTCAAGGAGCTACTTTAAGAAGGTCCTCTTATTCTTCATATTAGTTGGTATTATAATATTTTTTACTTATATTATTTAAAAGGTTGTATAAGTGTTTTATATTATAGAAGAAGAAAGTAAGCTTGAAAACTTACAACGGTTATCAAAATTAGGGTTATATGTTGAAGTCATTTCATCAAATGACAATTATCATCCAAAACTAACATCTACTGTTGCAGTTTATATAAGACCTTTAAAAAGTAAAAGAGGTTTTATTATTCCTATCAACCATGATGAAGGATTAAACGTATCTAAAGATCGTATATCCCAGCTTCTTTTATCTTGTAAAGAAATATATACATTTGATAAGAAAGAGTTACTTTACCACTTTAATATACAAGCTGCTATAGATATATCGTTATTATACTCTATGACAGAATATGATAGATTACAAGTAAATGATAATATTTCTACTATAAATTACTACTACAATAAGTATTCGAATTTTAAAAATATAAATAAACTTATTCCTTTATCAAAATTATTTGAAAAGTATGAAAAAAAGTATCAAGCTATTGAAAAATATATTGATATTGAAATACCTGATAACTTTGATTTTTATAATAATACTGCTACTAATGTATTCTTTTTATTAGAACAATCTGGATTAGGAATATACTATGAACCTTTCAAAGAAATGTTTAAACCTAAAGATCCATTATACAGTATTGTTGACAACACAGTATTAACCTCATATAATTTATATAATGTCACCTCTAGACCTACCAATGCTTATAATAGCGTTAATTTTGCTGCTATACCTAAAGGCCGAGACTTTAGATCTTGTTTTTATCCCAAGGGTGATGTATTTCTTGAGTTGGACTTTGACGGTTATCATTTGCGTTTACTTTGTGAGCAGATTGATTATCCTTTATCAGACGAATCAGCTCATAAACAGCTAGCAAAACAATATTTTAACAAACAAGAAATAACAGATGAAGAATACAATGAAGCAAAACAGATTAACTTTCAAGCAATTTACGGAAAGATACCAGAGAAATACGCTTTTCTTGACGTGTTTGAAAAAATCGACGGATTTATCAAACATCTTTGGTCCGAATACGAAACTAACGGAAGAGTCCTGGCGCCAATTAGTAATAAGCCGTTCACTACGAAGTTAAAAGATATGCATCCACAGAAGTTAATGAACTATGTAATGCAAAGTCTTGAAACTTCTAGAAATATTATTATAATTAAAGATGTGTTAAGGTATTTAAAAGATAAAAAAACTAAATTAGTACTGTATACTTATGATGCACTTTTATTTGACTTTTATAAAGAAGATGGAGAAGAAACTTTGAAAAAGTTAAAAGAAATATTGGAATCTGGTGGAAAATACCCAACAAAATTAAAATACTCCAAAGATTTAAGTTTATAAAACAAAAAGATATTTATATATGATAAATGAAGTTATACATTCAAGTTTCGATTATGACATCGAACCAATCTATTTGAACGAAGATATGAGCAACAAATTGTTCTGTACCTTTGCGACAGAAGAGACATTAGATTCAATTCTAGAACAAATACAGGAAAGGTACAAGATTATATACAATAAGATTTTTGTCCTTTATTCTAAATCCCAAGATGAGTACATTTGTACTTATAATGTAGATTTTGGTAATATTGGGACATTCCTTGAGAACACTATTCTCGTTCATAGGAAAAAAGAATCCAATACTCTGTATACTATTAATGCACTAAACACTCTTATAAAAGAGTTAAATGGTGGTACATTAGATACGTCTTACAGAATAAATTGGACCGACTATAGAAACTGTATACTACTTACTAAAGGACCCGAACTCAAAAGGGTTAATACAAAACTTTATAAGATAGTAGAGTTGGAGAACAAATAAAAAGTTCTTATATTATAGTAATAATAAGTTATAAATTAAAATTAGTTATATATGGCACTCGATTTTAGTAAAGTGAACGACCGTTTAGAATCGTTCAACAAAAGTAGTCAGCCTCAAGAAAAGATTGACTATACAACAATTTTTTGGAGACCCCAAGAAGGTAAACAGGTGGTTAGATTAGTACCATCAGTCGTGGATCCTACGTATCCATTCACAGAAATGAAGTTTCATTACAATTTTGATTTTCCTATTCCTGCATTATCAAATTTTGGTAAGCAAGATCCTGTAGAGGAGTTTGTTAAGGAATTAAGAAAGTTAGGTGGTGATGATAACTTTGATGAAGCAAGAAAGTATTCACCTAAAACAAGAGTATTAGCTCCTGTAGTAGTTAGAGGAGAAGAAGATAAAGGAGTTAGATTATGGAACTTCGGTATTACTATCTATGATTCTCTACTTAAGTTAGCTAAAGATGAAGATGTAGGTGATTACACAGATGTTATTAACGGTTGGGATATGATCGTTGAAATGACACCAAGAAATGCTCAAAATCCTTATCCTAAGACAGAGTTAAGAATTAAACCAAAACAAACTCCATTATCTGATGATAATGCATTAGTTGAAAAATGGTTAAAAGAGCAACCTAAACCATTAGAAGTATACAAAGCTTATGATTATGAGTTTATTAAAAAGCAACTTAAAAAAGCTACTTTAGGTACTTCAGATGAAACTACGCCAGAAAGCTCAAGTCCTCAAAAGTCTGACTTTTCTTTAGAAACAGCTACTGCTGGCAACAAAGATACAGTTAGTGAATTTGATGATTTATTTAATGAGTAAAAATGGCGAAAAAGAAACAAGAAACAATTGAAAGAGCGACAACGTCTGTTCGTAAGTCGTTTAATTTATCAAACTTTAAAAAGAAGAAAGGTTATTCTAATGCTTCCGTAAAATTTAAGGAGCAAGGCTGGATACCTTTATCTAAAGCTTTTCAAGATATTACATCTTTACCTGGTATCCCTACCGGGCACATCACTTTACTCAGAGGTCATAGTGATACGGGCAAGACAACTGCCCTACTTGAAGCTGCGGTGAATGCTCAAAAAATGGGCATTCTCCCTGTCTTCATTATTACTGAGATGAAGTGGTCATGGGAACATGCTGCCGAAATGGGATTACAGTTTGAAGAAGTAAAAGATAGTGATGGTAACGTATTAGATTACGAAGGACATTTCCTTTACGCTGATAGAGGTACTTTGAATACTATCGAAGATGTGGCAGTTTATATTGCTGATCTATTAGATGAACAAGCTAAAGGTAACTTACCATATGATATGTGTTTCTTCTGGGATAGTATAGGATCAGTTCCTTGTGACTTATCAGTAAGATCTAATAAGAATAACAACGAATGGAATGCTGGTGCTATGTCTACTCAGTTTGGTAATAATCTTAATCAAAAAATACTTTTATCTAGAAAGGAAAACTCTCCTTATACTAATACGTTAGTAGCAATTAATAAAGTATGGACGATGAAACCTGAATCTCCTATGGGTATGCCTAAACTTCAAAATAAAGGAGGTATGTCTATGTGGTATGATTCTACTTTAGTAGTTACTTTTGGTAATATTACTAACCCAGGTACGTCTAAAATTAAAGCTATAAAAGATGGTATGCAAGTAGAGTTTGCTAAACGTACTAACGTTCAAGTAGAAAAGAACCATATTGGAGGAGTACAATCTAGAGGTAGAATAGTTATGACTCAGCATGGTTTTATTCCTGATGATAAAAGAGATATTGATAAGTATAAAGATGCTCACAAAGACCATTGGTTAAAATTAGTAGGTAGTTTAGATTTCGACCTTATTGAAGAAGGTGACTTAGAAGAAGATACAATTACCCCTAATCTACTTGATTGATGGCTAAAAAAGATATCCTAGATAACTTAAAAGAAACCCCACCCCGAGTAATGAATGACCATATTTTGGTTATTGATGCTATGAATATGTTAATTCGTAGTTTTTCATTACTCAAGGCGATGAATCCTGACGGTACCCATATTGGTGGTATCGTTGGTTTTCTTCGTTCTTTAGGTTACGTAACTCGTATATTTGACCCGACTAGGGTTATAGTTGTATGGGACGGCAAAGGGGGTGCTAGTAATAGAAAAAATATAAATCCTGATTATAAAGCTCAAAGAGCTACTTCGAGAATAACTCATTGGGGTTTATATGATACTAAAGAGCAAGAAATGGAAGCTCTTATAGGTCAACTATTACGTGTTCAAGAATATCTAGAAACTTTACCTCTTACTCAAATAGGAATAGAAAAATTAGAAGCAGATGATATTATAGCATTTATAGCTAAAAGAGCTTCTGCATCTAACGTTAAAAAATGTACGATAGTATCATCAGACAAAGATTTTTTACAACTAATAGATGATACAGTAGAAGTATATGCTCCTATAAAGAAAACAACTTTTACAAAAGATAATGCTTTAAATGAATTAAAGGTATTACCACAAAATTATAATATAGTAAAAGCATTATTAGGAGATCATTCCGATAATTTAACCGGTGTAAAAGGATTAGGTATAAAAACTATACTATCAGAATGGAAAAGTTTTACTTACGATCCTTATGCTAGTCTACAAGATATTTGGGATCATTGCGAAACTCAAATGGAGCAAGATAAACCTAAAAAAATATTTGCAAAAATATTACATAATTGGGATAAAGTAATGAATAACTTTGAAATAATGGATTTGCATAAATCTACTTTAGATGAAAAAGAAGAGGAATTTGTTAAAGAAGCATTTAAACAACCGGTACCTAAAGTCCATATAGGTGGGTTTTTAAGTTTATTAGAAGAAGACAATATAGAAGGTATTACAAAAAATACCGTAGGTTGGTTAGATAATTTTAGAGGAGTTATAACAAATAGTTAAAAGTGTTAGATCTTAAATTTAGAGAAATAAAGAAAAAAGATATACCTGCAGTTTGGAAATTATTAGAGCAGTTAAAACCTTTATCTGAAATAAAGTCAAAGGATTTTACTCCTGATATTGACGATGCATGGACTGAATTTAATTCAATTGGTATAGTTGGATTAGATGGCGATAAAGTAATCGCATACGGCAGTTTAGTCGTTGAACATAAAATCAGAGGTTATCAATCATGTCAAATTGAAGACGTAGTTGTTGACGATGATTATAGGGGCAAAGGTGTTGGTGAAAAACTTATTGAGGAAATGAGTAAAAAAGCAGAAAAAAATGGTTGTTATAGAGTCACTTTATTCTGCAGAGAAGAATTAATTCCTTTTTATGAAAAAAATAACTACAAAGTAAATAATGTAGTCATGAAAAGGTGGTTTTAATATGAAAAAGTTAATAATAGTTAGCGGATACTTTAATCCGTTACATAAAGGACATTTAGAGTTATTTGAAAAGGCTAAAGAAGTTGGTGACTTACTTTGCGTTATTGTAAATAATGATAAACAAAGAGAATTAAAAGGTTCAAAATTCTTTCAAGATCAAGATGAAAGAATAAGAATTATTAGAGCATTAAGCATAGTAGATATGGCATGGGTATCTGTAGATCAAGATTCAACTCAAAACGCTACTCTTAAACTTATGGTAGATAAATTCTACGACTCTATGAAACTTGCATTTGCAAACGGAGGAGATCAAAATAATGATACAATCCCAGAAGCAGAAGTTTGCAAAACGTTTAATATAGAATTAATTGACGGATTAGGGGATAAAATTCAATCATCTAGTTGGTTATTAAATAAAAATTGATTATATTTAAAAATAATTAAAGGTTATACATGACATTAAAATCACTTCAATCATACGGTAAAGCATTTCAATTAAAAGTGCTGGGTTCTTTATTAACTGATAAAGGATTTTTACTTAACGTTAGAGATGTTTTATATGATGATTATTTCGATGCTGATACGCATAAGTGGATAGTTCAACAAA